GTTTTACGATTGCGTCACTAATTCCTTGGGCGAAGGCATCGATTCCTTTAAGTGCGCCTTCAAATCCGTTGGCCCCACCTAATTCAGTCATTGCCTGAAGTAAGCCTTTGCCAATCGTCTCTTTGGCATTTTCGGCTGCAACCGTGAGTTTGTCTAGCTTGCCAGCATAAGAGTCGGCGGCAACCGTGGCCTGGCCAGCCGATACCTTAGCGACCTGCTTTAGGATGTCTTCGAAAGACATTGCTGCCAGTTGAGTCTTGCTTAGGCCTAAGCCGTATTTGAGGAGGCCTCGCGTATTTCCCGCATAGGCCTTAGATAAGTCAGCAGCTACTGAGACGACATCGCCGCCACTGAGCGCACTGAGATCTAACGCAGTCTTGAGTAAATCCTGCGATTGTCTCCAATCACCAGTAGTAGTAACCAGCTTCTGGAAAGCCGGGCGCAGCTGATCATCGAGAACTCCAAACTGGGCTTCAAGCGTGCTTATGAAATCTTTGATCTGTGGGTTGGCGTAACTGAGGCCAAGATTGTCCAAAGACTTAGCGAGAACCTTCGCCGCCTTGTCATCTGCCGCAAATGCCTTAACCGAAGCCTTGCCGTAGCCCAGGAGTTTTTGTGCGGCAAATACGCCCGCAAAGGTCTTGCCTAATTTTTTAACGCTCTTATCAAAGCCAGTGATTTGCTTCTGGCCCTTTTGCAGTGCCTTGCCATTCCAGGTAGCAACCGCATTAACTAGTAAGTTAGACATTAGGCCCCCAGCGCATAACCTGATTGAGTTCCAGCACCACCAGCGGTGTTGAATGTCGTTGTCGCTTTATCAATTGCCTTAATCACGCTCAGGTAAGCTTTGCCCTGATCCTGCTCCCAAGCCTTAAATATCAAGCGGCCACGCTCTTTGCCCTTGCCGTATAAAGGCCCCATGGATCCAATGAATATTCTTCCAGCCTGAGGGTTGCTAGATCGGCTGACATCCCGGCCTCCACCCTTAGGGCCTACCCACGGTTGTCCATCAGCTCCAGACTTACGCCCGGCAGTCTCATAGATTGCTCCGGCGGCTGAGTTGTTGGCTACATAGAAACGAGCTGCAAAGCCAGCCCTATTGACTCTGGACTTGCCCTGGCGATAAACGATGCCACGCTTGACCTCTGATGCGTCATAGAGCGGGAACGCACGAACACGCCCGCCAGTATTAAAGACTGGTGCGGCTGAGGCCTTGTTCCCCTTTTCCCAGCCGTATAAGTAGCTGGGATAGGGAATAGGTACATCGCCACGGGCTTTATCACGAATCGTTATCATTGCCGCTTTGATTTCTTTGTTCATCTCTTTATAGAGAACCCCATCAAACTTACGCATGGCCTTAAGAGTGGGTTCAACGCCGCTTATGTTTACTGGCATTCGCCCTCTCCTTCGCTCGATCATTCAATACTTGAAGCACGGCTTTAAACATTCGTTCGTCTAACTCTAAAACATCATTGGGGCTTAGCTGCAATTCCACCGCTAGTGAGGCCACTAGGTAGGTGAAACTCCCCCGATCTATTTTTTTGCAGGTTCGTCATCCAATACTTCCACTGAGATCAGAGTCGTCAAGAACTCTTCGCTGAATGGAGGAATGACCTCTACGCGAGAAAGCGCGTTATGCGCCAGCCAGTAGATGTCACTCTGCTTCTCTTCGTCCCGGAACTGCTTATGAATGCCTTTGCCTGTGTACTTTTCAAACGCATATTCAACCACTGGTGTGATCGGAACGACCACATCCCCAGAGGCCCTGGTGATTTTTAAGCGTGCCATTATTGCTCCTTAGAATGCCACTGATGTTGAAACAGTGACTGTTGTGTTTACTGTGAATGAAATGCTGGATGCAGCTTCATCGCCAACCCCGCCTGTGCCCACTGGGGTCAGGTTGTTGACAAAGATTGAGAACTGATAGGTGGGATTAGTCGCGCTCACGGCGGTTCCCTTTACAGTGATCATTGAGACGGCCAATGTTGTGGCAAAGGCTGATTGTAGAGTGGTCATAACTGCGGATGCGCCCCAGTCATTGAAGAAGTCGATTTGTAGCGTTGCGGATTGTAATCCACCCACTACCTTATGAGAGAGATCACCCATAGTCGTGACTTCCAGCTCATCTACGATTTGCGTTAAGGTGATTCCGCTGACATACGCGCTGATGTCAATGGATGGAACAGTTGGCGCGGCTGCGGTTGCAAGTTTCACGCCAACATTGTTATTTAAATAGATTGCCATGTGTTATTCCTCGGTTTCTGTTGTCGTTGGCTTCGCAGCCTTTGTATCCTTGATCTGGCCGACTTTGACAAGCCAAGCCAAATTCTCTGCGTTTGTTTCGCTCATTTTATCTCCTATGACCAAGTGGTAAGAACGGTGATATTAAAATCCGATGTGAGCATGGGCCCGCTCGGTGCATCCAACACTGAAGGAGCTGATGCGCCAGTGATGTTGAATACCAAAGCTGAGGAAGCTAGTTTATTAAAGACGGCCACAATGGTGCTTTCCATACCATTCAAATTCCCCTGGTTGTCTAGATAAGGAACCGTCATAATAATCTTGAAGTTTGCCATGCAAGCGATAGACGCTTGAGAGTTGTTAGAGGGCACAAGGTAGGGGTCACTTGGAGCAACAATCACTGAGTTGGCAAGAATTACTGGCGGTGGAAAGCTGAAGGTTGACCACACACCAGCATTGGCCAGGGCCGCCGCTATCGTTGTGCGCAGGGTTGTAAGAGCTGCTGGAGGCATCGGTCATCCAACCATTCCCGAAGGTGAAAGATAAGGGGCAAGAAGCCCCCGAATACTTGCCATCAAAGTGTTGGACATTCTAAATGGGCTTGGAGCATATCCATCAATTCCCATTCCGCCATTTTGTGTAGCTTGTCTTGACTGCCAAATATTTGTGGCCAACATCAGCGAGGCTGATCGGATAGCTGCCGTGTTTGCGTAAGTCGCCGTTTTATGATCCGGGCCAGTCATCAAGCCATAAGGTTGAACTAAGTGGATCAACTCATCGCTGCCAGTGCTTGCGTATTGAATGTATTGGTATCCAAGCGGATAAACCCAGCGGCTTGGAAGATAAGGCGCACTTACTGAGGATGGATAAGGGCTGGTGCTGGTGATTGTCTTTGATCCATTAAAGCCTGCGCCGCACCCGCTTATTGTCACCACTTGGCCCACTACGAACTGGCCAGGATTGGCAATGATTGCCGTGGCTACATTTGAAGAACGCCCCGTGGCCACAATCGGAGCGGTGTTAAACCAAAGAAAAGAATCAATAAGATCCTGAGCAGTCTGACAACATTCCTCCACAGTCGCGTCTGTATAAAGTGTGCCAATTCCAAGTGAATCGCGTAATTCCTGCATTGTCGTGTATGTCGCTGCCATGATCATCCTTCCTTTGATAAGGCTCACAGAGCCAGGGCCTCCTAGCCCTGTGAGCGGCTTAGGGTTTTATCAGGTCAAGTTATAGCGTTGCAAACCACCGGATACCAGTGTTTTTGTTGCAAAGTAACCATAAAGCATCGTGCTGATTTCACCAGTCGCAACAACATTTACTGAGAGCGTTAGCTTTGGTGATTCGTAGATGGCAATGCTCATTGGATTAACAATGAAGGCTGCGTCATCGATTGTCGTGCTGACCATGTTCTGGTCAACCCAGAGATCCAAGCCCATCATGTCGCCGCGCAATCCGCGTGGTGTTGATTGGCCGTTAGCGTTCATTGGAGAAGCCGCGTTGAAGATGCTTCGTCCTGTTGTGTCCAGGCTTCCAATCAAAAGTGACCAGACGCTTGTGCCCGCAATAAATGCAGTTGCAGTCTCACCGCTTGCCGCATATACGGCTGGAGCAGCTTGTGCGACATACGCCTGAAGTCCTGCGATAGTTGCAGCTTGTGCAGTTGATTGAGTTCCGCCTGAGACAATCTCGGCAATAACCGCAGCATCAGATGCCTTGGCGTAAGCTCGGAGACAGTTCTCATACATAGCTGAATAAAAACTTGGATCTGATCTGTCAAGAAGCTCTGTCGAATAAATCTGAGTTCCGGCCAGTTTGACCACAGTGGCGTTTACATATGAGCTGACAATCTGAGTGGCCGCAGTAGATGCGCCTTCTGCAACAGTTCCGATTGTGGCGTTTGTTGTGATTTTTGGATGTGAGATTGTCATACCTGAAGGAGCCAAGGCGCGTGCACCACCTAGTGCATCGATTGTTGGGCGTGACATAACTGATGTATCGATGACGCTGGATACAAACTGTGTTGGATTGAAAGCTGGGTTAGTAGTGAATGAGTCATTCGCTGCTTCGATTTTCTTAGCTTTTGCATCGGCTGCGCGGATGTAATCGCGTGAAGTATCGTCACCCATCTTGGCTTTAATTGCGTGTTCTAGGTACTGCGCTTGCGTCTTAATTGGTGAGCGAACTTCGCCTACTAAGTAAGATGCTGAAACGACTGGGCGTGAGGCTTCCACAACGGGAGCCTCTGCCGCAGTTTCTGGGGCTGTTGTTTCATCGGCTGTCGTCATGACTGCCTCGCTTTCTGTTTGTTGGATTGTTTCATTTTGCTCCGCTTCGCCTTCGCTTGCGGCAACACTGGTGACGATGGCATTCTCAAAGGCTGGTGATTCCACCAAGCTGACTTCTATGAGACGCGCAGCCGTCACTAGGAGGTAATCGTCAGTTGGTAGAGATGAAATGACTTCCACCCCAACGGATAGCCCGCTGACTAAGTCCTCCGCAGCCAGGGTTAAATAATCGGAACCCTTGCTGCTACTTGAAATCTTAAAGGATCCATAAATGAAATCGCCATCCTTACTAAAGGATTGAGCGCGGCCAATTGGATCATCGGCTCTGTGTTGCGCGAGCAACTTAATTTTGCCTGGTGACGGGATCTGTATTGAGCCGCTCTCAAAGACAACGGC